CCTGTTTGGCGTTCGACTTCTTCAACTAAATCCTTCAACGGGTTCAATTCATCAACGGCTTTAGTGTATACATCATTTAATGCTTTTTTGATTACGTCCTTAGCATCGCCACGTTTTACCGCATCAATAGCTTGGCTAACTTTCCCCTTGCTTTCAAACGAAATACTACCTTTGATACGTTCCGCCCCGCCTTGACGGTGCCATTCATGAACCAGCTGCGATAATTTATTGGTTATACCGTTTAATTCTGGTTCATTCTTAATTGCTTCCGTAAAGTGGCTATAAAATTCTGGAAATTCCCGTTTTGCTTTCGCGCGATCACTTACATAATCTTTGAAAAATTCTGCGTAACCTTCGCCGCGGATACCGTCCATACCTAATTTATTGTATGCTTTACCGAACCGGTCTTGAATTACGCCGTTAAATTCGGTATTGAACCGTGCATCTTTACTGAAACCAAAATAATTGTCTACATAATGCCCCAATTCATGCATGATAACTGGAATTTCGCCATAATTACCGCTACGAATTACATCGGTTTTAGTGTTATACCAGCCGCGCACGTTAGGACGCCCCAAACGGCCACTTTTAACGCGTTGATTAAATAGGTTATTAACCGCATCAAGAATTTCCTTACGTGTTACGCTTCGGCCTAATCGTTGTACTTCATCAATGCCAGTATATGGCGTTTCGTTACTTTTAACGCTATATTGTAGCGGTTCCGTAGGTCTAACGCCTTTACTTTCCAAATAACGATTTGCCATTGCTTCGTTGTCGTCAAAGGCTTTTACAACTGCATCGCGTACTTGCTCATGCGTTGCATCGTTTAAAAGCTGGCTAGGTTGCTGCGCGTATTTGCTCACGCCACCTTCTGCCGGTTCCGCTTGCATCAACTTCAATTCTTGCGTATCGGCAATTAGTTCGGCAGCACGATCACGGCGAACCGTTTCCATGTATTCGTTGTTCAATCGTTCAACTGGTACATCTAGGCTTTCAGATAATCGAACCTTAACCGCATCAAGTTCCGTTTTTGGAATATCTGGCTTTGTTGCCTTGTTTAAATCCTTCAATATTTCCGTGTTAGAATTTACTTTATTTTCTAATTCGGTATATCGTGGTTCCGATGCATCATTTTTTAATTCGTTTATGATAGTTTCTTTTGCTTTTGGCGGTAAATCGTCAAGTGCATTTCGCAAACTTTCGTTTGGTGCATCTTCTTCATACCTAAATTGAGTACTTGCATCGTTTTCAAGTGCCTTTTCTTCAAATTTAGGTTTTTCACCCTCTACAAAGTCAGTATTTATGCGGTCTTTCGGCTGAAATTCATTTATTTTGCCTGTACGGGTCGTTTCGCCTTCGCCTTGATAGTTTATACCTAAATCTTCGTTTTTAACCTGTTTTTTATCGGTATTTTCTACAAAACTGTTTAAATCGGTATGTGGTTCTTCACCGTTTACCGTTTTTTCGTTTTCTATAAACTCATCTTTGAATGGTTGTTCATAGCTTCGATAATTAGGGTCTAGCGTATTATCTTTAAACGATGTATTATCGCGTGGCCTATTTTCATATTTACCATAATTGCCGTCAAATGTTTCTTTTGCAATTTGCGCCCGAACATCATCATGTGCAACTGCTGGGTCTGGTCTTTCATAATTTTTTCGTATGATAACGGCCATTTCTTCCGGTGTTGCATCTGGGCGTGCGCGCATTGCTTCAAGTGCAGCGCTTTCGGTATTGTGCAATTCCCATACGCTGAAATCGACTTGCGTTCTCCAATCCCACGGATCTAACCCACGATTTTCCGCAAATTTCAATAAACCTTTTTCACCGTTCAATCTATCGCCAGTAAATTGAACCAAACCACGGGAACCGTAGCCGTCGCCACTTGTAACAGTCGTATTAAAACTACTTTCGGCGCCAATATTGCCAGTCATAGCAGCCGCTTCAACGTCGCTTAAACCATTCTGACGATATCGGTTATATATATCCGCTTGGATATTACCGGTTTCACCTTCCATAGGTTGACCGCTTAAACCACCTTCGGAGTATTCGCGCGGTTCTACTGTGTTAATTGGTTCTTCTGGTACTGGTACAGCATCAAAGGCATTATACATAACGCCCTCTTCAAGTTTTGGCGCATCTTTTGTAAAACGTTCGCCAATATCTTCAAAGGCATTAGATGCTTTTTCTTTGATGTGTTCCGCTGCGCGTCCTACACGCTCACCGATTGCACCGCTTACCTTCTTGGGTGTTGCCCCGTGTATCATGGCAGCCGGTAAAAATACGTCGTCCCATAAGTTAGTAGGGTTCATGGCTATATTTTTTGCAAATTCGCCCGGGTCGTCAATTAAGCGTTCTACTGGCTCGGCAACAGGGTCTACTAAAAGATTTTTCGCCGTGGCTACATATTTATTCCCTAAAACTCCGTCTGGTGCCGTTCCGTCGTTTTCTGCGGTTGCATTGGCGTTATACATATCAACCGTATCACTTGCAATCGTAGGTGCAGCAAGTACGCCGGCAGCTATTCGCACCGGTGGTGGAACGTATGGCGTAATTGCCAGATATCCGGCCGGTTTACCAACTGCGGCATTATAGGTTTCTATGTGCGCTTTACCTAACCCCGGCGTAGCGTATTCGTCGACAAACTCTCCATTATCATCAAATTTAGAAAAATTATCGCCATTAGCTTCAAGGGCATTAGCAGCACTTTTAGAATACTCATTACCTAGATTGTTTGATTTGTTTACTACATCATCTTTCCATGCCGTTAAGGTATTTCCTACATTGTCATTGATTTCCTTACCGGTTTTATCAATCCATTCAATATTGTTTTTAACGCCATTAGCAACATATTCGGCATTATTTTTAAC